TGTCGCACTTGATGGTGGGTTTGTTACTAAACCGTCAATGGGTTGGTATTCAAAAGTTGATATGAAAACAGGTGAAGTAGAACCTAAAAAGGTTCGTCAAGCAGATACCGATACAGGTGAGTTTTGGATTTCTATTGTATCGAATGAAAAATTCCAAGACTATCTAAGAGATAGATATGCAATAGGTTCTACCCCATTAATGAATGAGGAATTAGATTTAGAGGATACAAATGATTAATCCCGAAGATGGAGTATTTTACATCAGGACAAGAGATGGTTCTGAGTTTGGTGTTTATAATGTAGTGCTAGACCCATCCGATGTTAATAAAATATCATTTGCATTCGGTTCGGTTGATGAGAAAGTACAAGCATCGGACTATGCCAATGAAGTTCAAGAACTTGTTGATAAAGTAATGAATTCTGCCTTGCAAGAATATATTGCAAAAGAAGGGGATAAGTGAGTATTGAAACAACGATTCTATCGAATCTAATATACAATGAAGACTATGCACGTCGAGTAATTGTATTTCTAAAAGATGAATATTTCCAGTCAAGACCTGATAAAGTAGCATTCACTGAAATACAAAAATTCTACGCAAAATATAACAACGTTCCGTCTAAAGAAGCAATCAGTCTTGCCATTAATGAAAGGGAAGATTTAAGTTCTACTGATTTTGAAGAAACTTCTTCGATGGTCAATGCGTTAACTAGAGAAGATTCAAATGAACAGTGGTTACTTGATGAAACTGAAAAGTTCTGTAAAGACAAAGCAGTTTATAATGCCATTATGGAATCAATCAATATTATTGATGGTGATGATAAACAACTCAATGAAGGTTCAATTCCCGAGTTGTTATCGGATGCCCTCTCAGTGTCATTTGATACTCATATTGGTCATGACTTTCTTGATAATGCTGATGAACGTTTTGAGTTCTATCAACGCAAAGAAGAACGTATTCCATTTGATATTGAATATCTTAATGTTATTACAAAGGGTGGAATCCCTCGCAAAACATTAAACATATTAATGGCAGGAACTGGTGTTGGTAAAACAATCGGTATGTGTCATATGGCAGCATCCAATTTGACATTAGGTAAGAATGTATTATATATCACTTTGGAAATGGCAGAAGAAAGAATTGCTGAACGTATTGATGCCAACTTAATGGATATTGATGTTGACCGTCTTGCTGATATGTCTTATAGCAGATATCAGAAGAAGATTGATTCAATTCAATCTAAATCAAAGGGCAAATTAATCATTAAAGAGTATCCGACTGCGTGTGCTCACTGCGGACACCTTAGACATCTTCTTAAAGAACTATCTTTGAAGAAGAACTTCATTCCTGATATTATCTATGTGGACTATCTAAACATCTGTGCCTCACAACGTTTAAGTGGTCATAACGCAGTTAACAGTTACACCTACGTTAAGGCGATAGCAGAGGAACTACGAGGTCTAGCGGTCGAATTTAACGTCCCAATATGGTCTGCAACACAGGTTAATAGAGGTGGGTTTACATCATCAGATATGGGTCTAGAAGATACGTCTGAATCGTTCGGACTTCCTGCTACAGCAGATTTATTCCTTGCATTGATTCAAACTGAAGAATTATCCGAACTTAATCAGGTAATGGTCAAACAGTTGAAGAATCGGTATGGGGATGAAAACCTCAATAAACGATTTGTTATTGGTATTGATAAACCAAAGATGAGATGGTATGATGTTGAACAACATGCTCAAACTGATATTATTGGTAATGCCATAGTCGATGAAAAAGAGACAGTTCAATCCTCATTCGCCATATCCAAAGGCAAGAAACAGAAGGATGCCTTCAAAGGGTTTAAAGTGTAGGTCTTCATTATTATAAATATAATATGAAGTGCAGTATGAGTATTTACATGGAATCATTATATGAAATCTTTTAAGTCTTACCTCCAAGAAGAAAAATTAACACATTTAGAGCACGTAGAAGATGCCATATTCGACCATGGTGTATCTGGTGCTCAACAGGCAATAAGTCTTTTAGATGAAATTATTAATTCTCTAGGAGGTAACTCTACACGTTCAGTTAATGTACAGTCAAAGGTTGATGGTGCTCCAGCAGTCATTGCAGGAATCAATCCAGAGAATGGGAAGTTCTTTGTTGCAACCAAATCCTTATTCAATAAGACACCACTGATAAACTACACTAAAGCTGACATAAATAAGAACCACCCTTCTGGTCCAAATAGTAAACTACAAGCTGCTTTAAAGCACTTTCCTAAAATGGGATTGAAGGGGATTTATCAGGGTGACTTCATGTACACCCCTGAAGACTTAAAGAAAGAAACGATTGACGGAACAGAATATATTACGTTCACTCCGAACACTATCACGTATGCAGTGCCTACAGATTCGGATCTTGCAAAGACAATTCTAAAATCAAAGGCAGGAATTATTTGGCATACAACATATACAGGTGATACCATTGCAGACTTGTCTGCTAACTTTAAAGTAAATATGAGTGGATTCACCAAGCAAAAAGACGTATGGTTTACTGATACTGTTTTTAAAGATGCATCGGGAACTGCTACATTCACTAAATCGGAAATGAAATCTATTAGGCAACTATTGAAAGGTGCCTCTATTGAATTAAGAAAACTCGATAAAAAATCAATGGCTAAACTCTTTGGAAAAACTACTACTGCTAAATTCGTTAAGGTTTATATAAATTCCCAAATTAGAAAGGGTGAGAAATATACTAATCTCCGAAATGCTGTTGCTGGATTTATTGACTTTGTTTCTGCTGATTATAAAAAGAAGATTGATAAATTAAAAAGTGAAAAAGGTAAAAATAGAAAGCAGGCAGAACTTGATGCCATGCTCAAAGAATTCCGTTCTGGTAAAATGCCTGGAACATTTGCACATACTCTAGAATGGCATAATGCCGTTGTAGACATTAAGATGATGATTATTAAGAAATTAGAGAAGGTAAATTCCATTCCTGCATTTATTAAAACATCAACTGGATATAAGGTCACAGGTCCAGAAGGATTTGTTGCAGTGGACACGTTGTCCAATAAAGCGGTTAAACTCGTAGACCGATTAGAATTTTCACAGGCAAATTTTAATGCCATCAAATCCTGGGGAGGATAATGAAATCATTTAAAGAACAACTTCAAGATATAGAAGAAAGAGTAAAGGCATCAAATGCTACTAGAAAAAAGTTATCAAAGAAACTTGATAGACAGCATGCTGCAGATTTAAATTTAAAGGTCAAGAATGTTATCGGTGACCTAGATAACCTTGCTTGGAAATTAGAAAATCAAATTGACATCACTGGTCACGAAAATGAGGTTAAAACTGTAACTTCTCAAATTGATAAAATTATATCAGACTCTAAGAAATTGCAAAACGATCTTAAAAAAACAACAAAGGCACTAATGAAATAATTTCGCAATAAACTTATGTAGGAGAATGTCATGGGTGAGATTCCCGATGAAGGTAACTTAGAGATGGTTTTAAGGCAAGATAAAATTATGAAAGAAACATATATGGCAGAATTAGGTGAAGATTTTGAAACATACGATAATGGTGTATGTACAGGAGTGGTCAAATACCCAATACCAAAGGCGGAGAAGGAGAAATGAGTAGAGTATTAACATTTCAAGACTTCTGTGATATAATCGAAAAGAAAGAGAAGAAGGCAGGTTGTAAATGGTGTCATCTTCGCGATTATAAAGACGAATATGAGAAGTTCCAGTCATCTGATAAGATGAAGAAATACCGTGGAGAATTAAATAAATATAGACGTGACCATGGTGTTTATGGTAATAGGGATGGGATGGATGCATCCCATAAAGGTGGTAAGATTGTTGGATTTGAAAAGGCATCTGTTAACAGAGGTCGTGCAGAGAAAAGTAGACTGAAAGGGTCTACTCGAAAGAAGAGGGCATGAGGCATTTTAAAAACGATGAAGAACTAAAAGACTTTATGGAATATTTTAAGAATGTATTACCAGACCCAGAACATCATCCGATAAAGGTGATGTGGTTAATTAGATGGTGGAAAATGTTACAAGAACACAGAGCAAAGGATGAAGAAAAATGTTTAGCAGAGCAAGTAAACAACATCTCGATGAAGTCGACATGACACGTTGGCAACATTTTAAAAACGCAATAAGTATTGCATTTCGTATGGAGTTAGCAGCATGTGTAGTCGTTATTCATGCATTTTTTCCAGGCTGGTTTCAAACTTATGCTACAGATACGTGTAAAAGAATTGTATTAATGAAGGAATAGTACATGAAATCGTTTAAAGAATTTGAACCACTCGAAGATATCGATGAGGGTTTGATTGACATTGTTAAGATAGCTGCACTTTGGATTAAAAAGGTAGTCAGGAGAGGACTCAAAAAAGTATCTAATGTTATCAAGAAATCGTTTGGTGGATTGTCTTTCGGTCAGACTGCAAAAACGAAACTCAACTATATAACGAATGGCAAGGCATTAAACGAAGCGGATGATAATCCAGATTTAAAATCAAGGTTGGGTTATTTTTCTGAATTTTGTACAGCACATTCTTTGGCACAATTAGTTGCTAGTAGTAAAGCAAAGTTGGTTGGTAACAAAGCAGCATATTTGAAAACACATAAGGAATCATATAAAAATGAAAAACTGGTAGGAGTCAAATTCCCCAAAACAGATACAAAAAAATTAAATGCTGAAATCAAAAGGCAAGAAGAATCTGGTGCGGCAATCGCACAACAATTATGGGCAGATGTTGAAAAACTCGAAGATTTATCCATGATGGAATTTGAAATTGTATTAACTGGTGAGTCTGGTAAAGGAATAACAAAAGCAGACATTGAATTTATTGCCAGAAAGAAATCAACAAAAGAGGTTATTGACCATATTGAGGCATCATTAAAAGCATATAAAGGTTGGGCAATTAATGTATCAAACAGCACTTTCACGTCTTGGGTTATTAATTTGATAGATCCAGAAATCGGTGGGTTTAGCAACAAAGGAAGTGTTGATAAGAAGGTTGGCCAATTTATTAAAAAGCACGGTCTTGCAAAGAAAATGCGTAAAATTCAAGACTTACAATCTGGACCAGATAGTCCAGCAAAATTAAAGAGTGAAATCGGACGAGATGCTGCAAAGGCAATTGTAGACAGTGAAGGTATTTATTCACAAGTTCGTGACTTAATGATTGGGGTATTTAAAGCAAAGTATAAAACGAACAAAGCAGAGATTAATGCCAACATGGTTAAGATGCTAGGATTTGATGGTGCAGATGATTTGTATTTAGCAGTACAAACAAAGGCAGGAGGAAAGGTTGATGTTTTATCATCGAGGACTTCTGCTGCATTCAAAGATATTGTAAAAAGTCTACAAGACGACTTTACGATTAAGTTTGAAAAGAGCACAGGAAAGGTTAATACAAGCATTGAGTTCTGGTCTGGTAAGACGCAGTTGTTTAAATCAAACTTCGCATTTAGAGATTTGGATAAAGTATCGCAGTTTGTATCATTTAAGGATTGGGGTTGATGAAACGATTTAAAACACATTTAACAGAAGCAAAGACCAAACCAGTCGTATTCACGTTTGGTCGGTTCAATCCAATCACTAAAGGGCACGCTAAATTAATTGATTTTATAGTTAAGAAATCAAGGGGTGGTACTGGTATGGTATTCACTTCTCAATCTCAAGATAGCAACAAGAACCCATTAGGTTATAATCAAAAAATAAAATACCTGAAGAAGTTCTTCCCGAAGGCAACTATCGTCAAGAATACTTCA